ATGGCAGAGATTATTCCCATGACTGAAGAACAGAAATTCCAGTTAGAGATTTACAAACTGGTCATGAACCAGAACGCAGCCGCAGAAGAAGCATTTCAGTTCATTGGCACTGACGAGTTGAAGCTTGAGCTATTCAAAATTCACTTCCAGTCAGGCGGCGCTAATTCAGATATCACGATCCGCACATTCGAAGCGGTGCGTAAATCGAAGGAAGCGTTAGACCTGTTCACTACCGGAGCATAAACATGGCGCGCCCAACAAAGTATCAAGAGGCGTATGCCGAACAGGCACGCAAACTGTGCTTGCTGGGCTACACCGATGCAGAGCTTGCTGATTTCTTCGAAGTCAGTGAGTCAACTATTAACAAGTGGAAGCTTGATTATCCTAAGTTTTCGGAGTCCATAAAAAAGGGTAAGGCCGTCGCTGATGCAGAAGTTAGTGATCGTCTTTATCAACGCGCTATGGGCTTCGTGGCTCCAGACATCGATATTCGTGTTATTGAAAACAGAATTGTCGAAACTCCGCTTGAGAAGTATTACCCGCCTGATACAACAGCTGCCATCTTCTGGCTTAAGAACCGACAGAAGGATAAATGGCGCGACAAGGTTGATCATGAGCTAACAGGCAAAGACGGCGGCGCAATTCAGATTGAAACATCACCGATGAGCACTCTATTCGGAAAATGACCACGATCAATCCTATCTTTGAACCGTTCATTGAGGCGCATCGCTACAAAGTCGCCAAAGGCGGTCGAGGTAGCGGTAAGTCATGGGCAATTGCGAGGCTGCTTGTTGAAGCGGCGCGTAGGCAGCCTGTGCGCATACTTTGCGCTCGTGAGCTGCAAAACAGTATCAGCGATTCGGTAATTCGGTTGCTTGAAGACACCATAGAGCGGGAAGGGTATTCGGCTGAGTTTGAAATTCAGCGTTCAATGATTCGTCATCTCGGAACGAATGCTGAGTTCATGTTCTACGGCATCAAAAACAACCCGACGAAGATTAAATCGCTCGAAGGCATTGATATCTGCTGGGTGGAGGAAGCGGAAGCGGTAACGAAGGAATCATGGGATATCCTGATACCAACCATCCGCAAGCCATTTTCCGAAATATGGGTGAGCTTTAACCCGAAAAACATCCTCGACGATACCTATCAGCGATTCGTCGTAAATCCTCCAGATGATATTTGCCTGCTGACGGTGAACTACACCGACAACCCGCACTTTCCTGAAGTTCTCCGTCTGGAGATGGAAGAGTGTAAACGCAGAAATCCGACCCTGTATCGTCACATCTGGCTTGGTGAGCCAGTGAGCGCAAGTGATATGGCAATCATCAAACGTGAATGGCTTGAAGCCGCAACCGATGCGCACAAGAAACTAGGATGGAAAGCGAAAGGCGCTGTTGTTTCTGCACATGACCCGTCAGATACAGGGCCGGATGCTAAAGGTTATGCATCGCGTCACGGTTCGGTTGTTAAGCGCATTGCCGAAGGTCTGCTGATGGACATCAACGAGGGTGCTGACTGGGCTACTTCGCTGGCGATTGAAGACGGCGCTGACCATTACCTGTGGGATGGTGATGGTGTTGGTGCCGGGCTACGCAGACAGACAACGGAAGCGTTCTCCGGCAAGAAAATCACCGCCACGATGTTCAAGGGCAGCGAATCGCCATTCGATGAAGATGCACCGTATCAGGCCGGAGCATGGGCTGATGAAGTCGTACAGGGCGACAACGTTCGCACTATTGGCGATGTATTCCGCAATAAGCGAGCGCAATGCTATTACGCGCTGGCTGACAGGCTGTATCTGACATATCGGGCGGTTTTTCACGGTGAGTATGCAGACCCAGACGACATGCTGAGTTTCGACAAAGAAGCGATAGGCGAGAAGATGCTGGAGAAGCTGTTTGCAGAACTGACGCAGATTCAGCGCAAATTCAATAACAACGGGAAGCTGGAGCTTATGACTAAGGTCGAAATGAAACAGAAGCTCGGGATTCCATCTCCTAACCTGGCTGATGCGCTGATGATGTGTATGCATTGCCCGGAGTCGGCTGCGCAACCCGACTATTCCAGTTACTCAATTCCTTGTGGTGTAGGTTGATATGGCAGAAAAAAAGATGACTGACTGGCATCGCAAGGTGCTGTGCAACTTTGATAATGCCTGGTCAGCAACGCAGGATATGCGTGAGCAGATTATTGAGGCTCAACGTTTCGTCCGGGTATCCGGCGCACAGTGGGAAGGCAGCACAAACGCTGGTTACTCATTTGATGAAGGCAGGTTTGAGCATTACCCGCGCTTTGAACTGAATAAGATTGCCCGTGAATGTGATCGCATCATTGGCGAGTATCGACAGAATCGCATCAGCGTTAAATTCAGGCCGAAGGACGATAAGGCATCGGAAGCGTTAGCCGAAAAAATGAACGGCAAATTCCGCGCTGACTATCAGGAAACATCCGGTGGCGAAGCGTGTGATAACGCATTTGATGATGCCGTAACGGGTGGATTCGGTTGTTTCCGCATGTGTGCCGATTACGAAGATGAAATGGATCCGAGTAACGAGCAGCGACGCATCAGTCTTCTTCCTGTTTACGACCCGGCGACATGCGTCTTCTTCGATCAGGACAGCAAGCAATATGACCGCTCTGATGCTATGTGGGCTATGGAAATGTTCTCCATGACGCCTAAAGCGTTCGAGGCTGAATACCCTGATTCCATCGCGGCAAGTCTTCCTCGTGATGACACTGGTACTCAATATGACTGGTCAACACCTGATGCCATCTATGTTGGACGCTACTACGAAGTTCGCATAGAGAAGGTGAAGCTCACGGCGTGGCGCAATCCTGTCAGCGGAGAAACGGCAATCTATGATGAAGAGCAAATCAAAGATATTGTTGACGAGCTGACCGATGGCGCATTCGAACTGATTGGCGAGCGGACAGTGAAGAAACGCCGAGTTTATTGCGGTCTTCTGTCTGGCGCTGAATGGCTGGAAGAACCGAAGCGTATTCCGGGCGAACATATTCCTCTCATCCCGGTATATGGGCGTCGATCATTTGTTGATAATCAGGAGCGAATCGAAGGCCACGCAGCAAAAGCGATGGATGCACAGCGTCTTGAGAACCTGATGGTTTCCATGATTGCAGATAACGCTACTCAGGCTGGCGGTGATGGCATTCCTGTAGTTGATGTTGACATGATTCCTGGTCCTCTCGCCACTCATTGGGCGGAGCGCAACAAAAAGCGCCCGGCGTTCCTGCCGATGGTCAGTCTGAAAAACAAAAACGGAGATATTACTGCGCAGGCTCAGGTCAGCAGTTATACACCTCCGACACAAATGCCTCCTGCTCTTGCCGGGCTATTGCAGTACACCGGAACGGCTATTCAGCAAATTACAGGTGCGTCGCAGCTTGAGAACATGCCGAGCAACGTCGCTACCGATACCGTTGATAGCATCTTTAACCGGATGGATACGCAGTCCTATATCTACATGGACAACATGGCTAAATCTATGCGTCGCGCTGGCGTTGTGTGGCTTTCTATGGCGCGTGAAGTCTATGGCAGCGATACGCCGATGCGTATCGTTAATGAGGACGGCAGCGATGACGTGGCGCTGATGACTGGTGAAGTGGTTGACCGTCAGACGGGGCAGGTTATCGCGCTTAACGACCTTTCGCAGGGTAACTATGAAGTGACTGTCGATGTCGGTCAGTCGTTCGCTACTCGCCGTGATGCAACGGTTAAGTCGTTACTTTCCATGCTGGCACTTATCCCACCAGGAACGCCGAAGCACGACCTTGTATCGTCGATGATTCTCGACAATATGGACGGCGAAGGGATGGACGACCTGAAAGAATACAACCGCAATCAGTTGCTTCTGTCTGGCGTTATCAAGCCGAGAACGCCTGAAGAACAGCAGATGGTTGAACAGGCGAAACAACAACAGGCCAGTCAGCCAGATCCGGCTATGGTTGCAGCGCAAGGTCAGCTTCTTGCTGGTCAGGCTGAATTGCAGAAAGCGCAGAACGAACAGGCAGCCATTCAGGTTAAAGCATTCCAGGCACAGACTGATGCTCAGGTTGCAGCGGCAAATGTTGTGAAAATACTCGCATCTGCCGATAGTCAGCAGAAATCTGATATCCGCGAGGCTCTGAAACTGCTCGGACAGTTCCAGCAACAGCAAGGAGACAATGCCCGTGCTGATGCAGAGCTTGTCCTGAAAAGTCAGACACAGGGTCATGCGCAGCGCATGGACATCAGCAGCATCCTGCAAAAATCAACTCAGCAACAACCACAGCAGTAATTAACCCATAACGTGCAATGGCTGTCTTTATGAGGCCTGGCACCCTATTGCCTTCCGATGGGCTGAACATCGAGTAAACAGGGGTAACAAATGGACCAGATGGCAGAAAACACACCAGAAGTTGAAATCGAAACCGACGCGTCAGAGCAGATTCCTGATGATGTCGAACTGGCTGAAGAAGTCGAAACAGAAGATGGCAGTGAGTCCTCCGGCAATGATGTAGAGGAAGATACTGAAACTGATGCCGACGAATCAGAACAGGAATTCTACTTTGGTGACGAAAAGCTGGATTCGCCAACCAGCGAAGATGGCGCAGAGCATGGACTGGTAAAACACCTGCGCAAGACGATTAAAGAGAAAGACCGTGAGCTGAAAGAGCTGATGCGTCAGTCTCAGAAACCCGTCGAGCAGCAGCCGGTAATCACTCAACCACCGCGAATGCCAAAACTGGATGATGAGGACATCGGTTTCGATGAAGAAATCTACCAGCAACGCATGGCTAAGTGGGCAGAGGATAACGGCAAGTACCAGCAACAGGAGATGGCTCGCAAGCAGAAGGAGCAGGAGCTTCAGGCTGCCTATCAAGAGCGATTATCCAAATATCAGCAACGTGTTAAGGCTCTCAAAGTTCCTGGCTATCAGGAAGCTGAACAGGTCGTACTCGAGGAAATCCCCATCGAGACACAAAACGCGATCCTGTTTGAGTCAGAGAAGCCGGAAATCGTTGTTCTGGCACTCGGTCGCAACGCTGAACTGCGCAAGCAACTGGCAGAAGCTACCAACCCCGTAGCAATTGGTCGTCTGCTGGAACGTATCGAATCGAAGGCCAGAATCATGCCAAAAGCAAAAACCACGGCAGCCACAACCCCGACAGTTAAGGGGAGCAACGGCGCAGTAATCAACAACCTCGACAAATTGAAAGCCAAGGCGCTGGAAACTGGTGACTGGACGCCGTATTTCGCCGCTAAAAAGGCAAAAAAATAACCTATCGGAGCATTAAGCATGGCTAACCAATTAGCAAAAGACCTTGAAATCATGTTCGAAAACTACGTTGAAGGCTTTGAGGCCGCCTGCGTAGTTTCCCGTAACGCTAAAAAATTCCGTCCCGGTGATACAGCAATGCAGCGAGCAGGTGATGTTCTGTATCGTCCGCAGCATTACCACATGAACATTGAGGAAGGCCTAGACCTCAGCGGCAAAACGCCAACAGCACTGGTTCAGCGCCTTGTTCCTTCTGTGTTCAAGGAGCCGAAAAACATTCTGTACACTCTGGATGCGCGTGAAATGCGTGACCCTGAGCATAAAACTGAAGCTGGTCGCGCCGCAGGTATGCGCCTTGCTGCACAGATTGACTCTGACCTGATTTCCATGGTCACGCAGCGTGCTACTAACGTGATCACAATGGCTGACTCAACCACTGGTTCACAGGGCCGTGATTTGTGGAACTGTGCGGCAGGTATTGATGCCACCATGACGGCGATTGGTGTACCACAGGGTATCAACCGCCGCTCTTTCTGGAATCCCTTCAACTATAAAGACCTTGCTGGCGAGCTTGGTCACCGTGCTTATGCTCAGGGCGCAACCCTGACAGCATACGAAAAAGCGCAGATCCCTCCGGTTGCGTCCTTCGATAGCTACAAGACCGATATTTCCGGTCGTGTTCCGAAGGGTACAGCAACTCCCATTACGCTGGCAGCAGCACCTGCGCACAAGGTTGAAGCGAAAGATGCTAACGATATGCCAGTGGATAACCGACAGGGGACCATTACGGTATCTGCTGAAGGTTTGCAGGTTGGCGATGCGTTTACCATCGCAGGGGTGAATTCCGTACACCAGATCACCAAAGATACCACTGGGCAGCCGCAGGTATTCCGCGTTCTGGCAGTTAGCGGAACGACAGTAACTATATCCCCGAAAATTCTGCCGCCTGACAACGCGGATGTCGCCAGCCGTCCATATGCAAACGTTGATGCTAATGCGGCAAGTAGCGCAGCAATCACCATTCTCAACAAAAATGCCGCACCGGCTAACCTGTTCTGGGCTGATGGTTCTGTTGAACTGATGTACGGCAAACTGGCGTTCCCGACTGGTCAGGGTCCACAGGTAATGACAGCAACCACCGAGCAGGGCGCTACGCTGATCATGTCTTACGCCTTCGACCACATCAAAGGTGTAACCACTGCGCGTTTCACCACCCTGTACGGTTGCTCTGTACTTGTTCCTGAATATACGGGCATCGTTATTGCCGGGCAGTAATTTTGGTGGGGCTTCGGCCCCATTTTTATTTGGAGAAGACAATGGCACGAACAATGCTCTATAAGCCTGGCAACATGATCACCTGTGGTCAGTTTGCTGTCGATTACATCATTGTTGATGACGAAGAAGTTAAATCTCACCTGAAAAAAGGCTGGGTAAAAACTCCTGAAGAAACCGCAACGAAGCATAAAGTGGCTAAGGCGGAAGAAGATGGCGAAAACGAAGGGTGATCTCGTTCTTAAGGCTTTACGAAAAGCCGGGCTGTATTCCAATGCCACGTTGACAGATGCCGATCCTCAGGCAATAGAAGATGCCATTAATGACCTCGAAGACATGATGGCAGCATGGCAGGCGAAAGGTATCGAGCTTGGATATCAGTTTGCTGATACAGAAAACGGCATCATGCCGTTACCTGACGATGATTCAGGTATCCCTGCATGGGCAAATGATGGCGTCGCTTTGAAACTCGCTGTGCAAGTGTGCATGGATAACGTCATTCAGCCGTCAGATGCTCTCCTTACCGCTGCTGACAGCGCATATCAGACAATCTGCATCGCTTTAACCAAAATACCACCACTTGAGCGGCGAAATGACATGCCTCGCGGTAGTGGTAACAAAAGCGCGTTTACGTGGAATCGGTTTTACATCGAGAAAGATGATCCGAGTACGTGAGGTGAATAAATGCCGATTCAGCAACTTCCGCTTATGAAAGGTGTCGGCAAAGACTTTCGAAACGCCGACTATATCGACTATCTGCCAGTGAATATGCTGGCTACGCCCAAAGAAATCCTGAACAGCAGCGGATATCTTCGCTCATTCCCGGGCATTGCCAAACGTTCTGATGTGAATGGTGTATCGCGCGGTGTCGAGTACAACATGGCGCAGAATGCTGTTTATCGCGTTTGCGGTGGCAAGTTGTATAAGGGCGAAAGCGAGGTCGGTGATGTTGCCGGAAGTGGTCGCGTATCAATGGCGCATGGTCGAACATCTCAGGCGGTAGGCGTTAATGGTCAACTGGTCGAGTATCGCTATGATGGCACGGTTAAAACAGTCTCAAACTGGCCTACAGACAGCGGATTCACTCAGTATGAGTTAGGTTCAGTCCGCGACATTACACGCTTACGTGGGCGTTATGCGTGGTCAAAAGACGGCACGGATTCATGGTTTATCACTGACCTTGAAGACGAATCGCATCCTGACCGTTACAGCGCACAATATCGCGCAGAATCGCAGCCGGACGGTATCCTCGGCATCGGAACATGGCGAGACTTCATCGTCTGCTTTGGTTCATCGACGATTGAATATTTTTCCCTGACAGGTGCAACCACTGTTGGTGCCGCTTTGTATGTCGCACAGCCATCGCTGATGGTGCAGAAAGGCATTGCCGGGACTTACTGCAAAACGCCATTCTCTGATTCATATGCGTTCATCAGCAATCCGGCAACAGGTGCGCCGTCTGTGTACATCATCGGCTCCGGTCAGGTGTCACCAATCGCCAGTGCGAGCATTGAGAAGATCCTCCGCTCCTACACTGCTGATGAACTGGCTGATGGCGTGATGGAATCGTTGCGGTTTGATGCTCATGAGTTGCTGATTATCCATCTTCCGCGCCATGTTCTCGTGTACGACGCATCTTCAAGCGCCAATGGTCCGCAATGGTGTGTGCTGAAAACAGGTCTGTATGACGATGTGTACCGCGCTATCGACTTCATTTACGAAGGCAATCAGATAACGTGCGGCGATAAGCTGGAATCCGTGACCGGGAAATTGCAGTTCGATATCAGCAGCCAGTACGACAAGCAGCAGGAACACCTGCTGTTTACTCCGTTGTTCAAAGCGGATAACGCCCGGGTGTTCGACCTTGAGGTTGAATCTTCAACTGGCGTTGCGCAGTACGCTGACCGCCTGTTCCTCTCTGCAACCACTGACGGCATCAATTACGGGCGTGAGCAGATGATTGAGCAGAATGAACCGTTCGTTTACGACAAACGCGTTTTGTGGAAGCGAGTAGGGCGCATCAGGAAAAATGTTGGCTTCAAATTGCGCGTTATCACGAAGTCACCTGTAACTCTGTCTGGCTGCCAGATAAGGATTGAGTAATGGCGGATTCGAATCTCAATGTGCCGGTAATCATTCAGGCTACACGACTCGACACATCAGTCCTTCCACGCAATATCTTCTCGCAGTCGTATCTGCTTTACGTTATCGCACAGGGCACTGATGTTGGTAACGTGGCGAACAAGGCCAACGAGGCCGGACAGGGCGCTTATGACGCACAAGTCAGGAACGATGCGCAGGATGTGATTCTGGTCGATCACGAAATTCGACTGGCATCAGCTGAAGCGAAGATTCAGGACCACGAAACAAGGATCACTAACGCAGAAGCGGCGATAGTCGGCCTTGATTCGCGATTAACGACAGCAGAAAACGATATTGATTATCTGACTGATGAAGTTGTCGCCATTCAAAACACGCTTTCAGACCATGAAACGCGCATTGATGCTCTGGAGTATGCCACTACTCGAAAAAAGTCAGAGGTTGTTTACTCTGGCGTATCTGTAACCATTCCGACAGCGCCGACCAACCTTGTTAGCCTGCTGAAAACGCTCACGCCGTCATCCGGCACGTTGGCACCATTCTTCGACACCGTTAACAACAAGATGGTTGTGTTCAACGAGAACAAAACCTTGTTCTTCAAGCTGTCGATCGTCGGGACGTGGCCCAGCGGAACCGCCAACAGGTCAATGCAGCTAACCTTTTCCGGCTCTGTTCCTGACACACTGGTAAGCAGTCGCAACTCGGCGACAACAACCGATAACATCTTGTTAGCTACGTTCTTCAGCGTGGATAAAGACGGCTTTCTTGCCACAAATGGCAGCACGTTAACCATTCAGTCAAATGGTGCGGCGTTTACTGCCACAACCATCAAGATAATCGCGGAGCAGTAATGATTCAGTTCAAACCAACGCGAAACATCGACCTGATCGAAGCAGTCGGAAATCACCCTGACATTATTGACGGGAGCAACAACGGTGATGGATACGACTACAAGCCTGAATGCCGTTACTTTGAGGTTAACGTGCACGGTCAGTTTGGCGGCATTGTTTACTATCAGGAGATTCAGCCGCTGACATTCGATTGCCACGCCATGTACCTGCCAGAGGTTCGTGGATTCAGCAAGGAAATCGGGATGGCGTTCTGGCGATACATTCTGACTAACACCACCGTTCAGTGCGTAACATCGTTCGCTGCACGCAAATTCCGCCACGGTCAGATGTACTGCGCAATGATTGGCCTTAAGCGTGTAGGAACCATCAAGAAATACTTCAAAGGCGTGGATGACGTGACTTTTTACAGCGCCACACGCGAAGAACTAATCGACTTCCTGAATCACGGGAGATAGCCATGTTATATGCATTTAAGCTGGGCAGAAAACTGCGCGGCGAGGAACCTTGGTGCCCTGAAAAAGGCGGGAAAGGTGGTAGCTCTGATAAAAGCGCAAAGTATGCCGCAGAAGCTCAGAAGTATGCAGCAGACCTGCAAAATCAGCAGTTCAACACCATCATGAACAACCTGAAGCCGTTTACTCCTCTGGCTGATAAGTATGTCGGCAGCCTCGAGAACTTATCGTCTCTGGAAGGGCAAGGTCAGGCACTTAACCAGTATTACAACTCTCAGCAGTACAAAGACCTTGCAAGTCAGGCTCGTTATCAGAGTCTGGCGGCAGCGGAAGCAACAGGTGGATTGGGTTCCACCGCAACCAGTAATCAGTTAGCAACAATCGCACCAACTCTTGGCCAGCAATGGCTATCTGGACAAATGAACAACTACCAGAATCTGGCAAATATTGGTCTTGGCGCTCTTCAGGGACAGGCAAACGCCGGGCAAACATATGCCAACAACATGAGCCAGATTTCACAGCAAAGCGCGGCACTGGCGGCGGCAAACGCTAATAGACCTTCCGGCCTTCAATCTGCAATAGGCGGGGCTGCCTCTGGAGCAATTGCTGGAGCACAACTTGGCAGCATTGTTCCTGGTATTGGTACTGGTATTGGTGCCGCTGTTGGTGGCGGTCTTGGTCTGCTTGGCTCGTTGTTTTAAGGGGTAATCATGGCTACGTGGCAACAGGGTATTAATTCTGGTGGTTTTCTGGCTGGCATTGGTGCGCAAAACGAGAATGCGCCAAAGGCAAGCGACATTAACGCAACGCTTGGTCTGATCCGCGAAAACAATGAACTGGCTCGCTCAAGTGCAAATAACGTTGGTCTGACCGCGTTACGTGGTCTGGCTGGAGTTGCTGATATTTATAAGCAGGAACAGCAACAGAAAGCGATTAATGCGTTCAATAAGGTTCATGCTGATGCATGGGCTTCTGGTGATCCATCGGGACTATTTAAGTTTGCCCAGGAAAATCCAGCGTTTGTTGCACAGGCACAACAGGCATTTTCCGGTCTTAATGAGCAGCAACGCAACGATATGGGCGATTTAGCCATGAGGGCTAACGTCGCTCTTTCTCAGGGACCGGAAGCCTACAGTAAATTCATTACTGACAACAAGGACAGGTTAAATCGCGTTGGCGCTAATGCTGACTGGATGATTCAGACAGGTATTCAGAATCCAGAGCAGCTATCACACATGCTGACTACTATGTCTCTCGGTGCGCTTGGACCAGAAAAGGCGTTTGCTGTTCAGGATAAGATGGTTGGTCGCCAGCAGGAGCAGCAAAGAATTAACGAAACCATTCGCAATAATGACATGACGAATGCGAGGGCTATTAGGGGGCAAAACCTTTCCTATCAGTCTGCAATGACCGGACACGGACTTGCAGCAGAAAGACTGGCACTTGATAAGCAGAAATTCGGTTTTGAAGTACAACAGGCACAAAAAAAGGCCGAGGAACTTATTAATGCTGCGCCAAAATTATCAGTGAACATGGAAAAGGCTATAGAAAAATCAGCAGGTGATGCGGCAGCTAGTCGTAATGCTGCCGATTCAATGACAACGCTCGCTGACACGCTGGAGAAGGAGAAGCCAACTCCTGGTTTGTTCGGTAACGCTGAAAATATGTTCTCTAAGCTTACGGGGCAAGATAACTACCTCCGAGATATGCGGATTAGATTCAACCAACTAGCCAATGCGCAGGCAACCAAGCTTCTCCCTCCAGGCCCTGCATCAGATAAGGATATTGAGTTTGCAAGGAAAGGTATTCCAAGCGAAACGGATAATCCAATGGTCATGGCTCGATGGTTAAGGGGTATGGCAAAAATGGAAAGTAATAACGCGAAGTTCAACGAGTTTAGGTCAGAGTGGATGAGTGCAAACGGCAGCCCAGGACAATCTGATCGCAACCGAAACATCATGGGGATGGATGTTAAGAAGGGTGAATCATTGAACTCTGCGGCAAAACGTTTTCTTTCCTCAAGTTATGGCGATAGCCAACCTCAACAGCAATTGTCCGATGACGAATTAATTAGCAAATATCTCGGAGGGCAGTAATGGCTTATAGTCGTGAACAATTGATGACGGCGTTAAGGAATGCTGATGCTGCTGGTGATACTGAGGGAGCACGTCGCATCGCTCAGATTCTGTCCTCCAGTAATCAACCAACTCAAAACCAAAAGCAGCCTGTAGAACAGCAAGATGGATTTATGTCTGACCTCGGCGAAGCAGTAAAAGAAACTGGTCGCGGACTGGTGCAGGCTGGTGTAAATGTGGCAAATATACCAGCATCAGTTGCCGATGCTGTAACAAGCGCGGCGGCATGGGCTGGCGGTAAACTCGGTATTGGCGATGGAACATATCAACCAGCGCCACGAGTAACAACTCAGGGATTAGAGCAGGCGTTTGGACTTCAGCAAGGTGCTCTGACTCCACAAACGACAGAAGGTAGGGTGTTTGCGGAGGCATTGCCTTACCTGGCTACTGTTGGCGTTGGCGGCGCTTCAACTCAGGCGCCAACACTTGCTGGTCGAATTACTCAAGGCGCAGCCCGTCTTCTGGCAGAAAACGCAGTCGGATCGCTCGCCGCAAACAGTGAGAAAAATGATGCGGGAAAACTGGCAACAGATATAGGTGTTGGCATGCTAACAGGTGGTGCTGTTAATACTGTTGCAAAAGGGCTTGAGCGTGGAATAACTGCCTTTAAAGGTGATATTGCACCAGAAGTGGCGAAGAAAATTGCCACATCAGAATCGATGGGCGTGACACCAATGACATCTGATGTAATCCCGCCGAAAAATGCTTTCACTCGTGGTCTTACTCAGGATGCTGAGGGGGCTTTGCTGGGAACAGGCTCAAAGCGAGCTGAGCAATATGCAAAAAGAAGTCAGCTAGTTAAAAAACAGCTTGAGAAATATGGTGAATATAGCCCATCAGTTGTTGTTGACGATCTGTATGGTTCTCTGAAGTCAAGGAAGGATTCGGCCGGAAGCGTTATTGAAGACATTACAACCAAAATGGGAGACACACCTGTTGACACATCAAAATCTATTAAGGTTATCGACAACGTACTTACCAGAGCTAACAGGCTTGGGAAAGTGGCAAATAAGGATTTGATTCGCGGGTTATCCGATTTGCGAGAAGAACTTGCTAAACCAGATATAGATTTTGGTCTATTGAGAGAGTTGCGGTCAGCCTTGAGGGAAAGTATTCAGGGAGATGCCATGGTTTTTCCTAATAGCGCGAAAGCCGCAACTGATGCCGTGGAGAGGGCAATGGGGGCAGATTTGAGGAATAACGCAGCGCGGTATTTGGGGGCTGGAGAGGCCGCCAGATACGTCAAAGCAAACTCTGACTACTCCAACGTCTTCAATAAAGTTCTCAATAAAAGGATTGCGAATAATCTCAACAAAGCTAAAAAAGAGTTTACTCCAGAGCTAATAAACAGCGTTGTATTCAGCAGAAAACCATCAGATATTAAGAGGATATGGCCTGCTCTTAGTGAAGATGGAAAGAACGCTATGCGTGCTGCTTATATCAGCAAGATTGCAGAAAAAGCAGGAGACTCGCCAACAAAATTTCTTACCGAGTTAAATAAGTTGAAGTCGCAATCTGACGGTCAGATCTATAACACTATATTCAGTGGGAGACACATGAAAGAGCTTGATGCTCTTCATGAAGTTCTACAGCAAACAGCAAGGTCGGACGCCGCAAATGTAGTAACACAGACAGGACAATCGCAAGCTAACAGGATTAGAACGATTGGCGCAACTGCAACCCTTGGTGTATCACTGGGACTTGAGGCTGGTTTCGGTGCAATCATGCGCTTGTACGAGTCCAAAGCAGCAAGGAATGCGCTCTTACGTCTGGCAAACACTAAAGCTGGAACACCAGCCTATGAAAGAGCGTTAAGTAACGCTGCAAATGCCGTCAGGCCGCTGTTTGCTACTGAGGCAACACAGCAGTAACGTATGGGAAATTGGATTCAATCGCTAACATTTTCTTTTTACTTTTCCAACAAAAGCTTTGGTTGAATCCATATTTCCATAACCGGAAATGGTTTTTGACATTAAAACTGTTCCAGTAGGATGTATTACCCATGAGTCGATAACGCGTTGAGTTTCGCCATTCGCGCCGATTCCTATGATGGAGTTTTTAGACAATGCTTTGTAAGCCATGCCGCCCGCATCTGTACCAGAATATGTGATGCTGGCATCTTCACCGCTTGTCTTAATGGTGAATGTTCCACTAAAACCATCTTCTACCGGATGGAAATTATTGCGTTCTGAATAGCTTATTCCGCGCATATCTCCAACGACCCAGCACTCTGCTGTAGCCCCAAAAGATATGAATAAGAACATAGCAGCAAGAAATTGCTTCACACCAACCTCCTTAGTTTTGAGCAGGATACCATGAAAAAAGTTAACATTGGAAACGTACCAAAGATGCTCGTACCGCTCTTTGAGAGCGGTACGATTGTGTTTTGCAGAGACTTTCCAGAATGGCAACGCCTGCATCAAAAACTTGGCGTGGACGTGCAGGACTCGGATGCCAACGGAGCGTCTCATACAATGAGCAGCGAGAATGGTGTTTTGCATGTGATAGGTGTGTTCAATGGCAAACTATCTACTATTGCCCATGAGTGCGCTCACATGGCATTCGATATCTGCTCAAGGGTCGGTGTTGATGTTGAACCAGGAAGAGCCAACGAGACTTACTGCTACTTAATGAGCAGGCTTGTTGAGTTCTGCGAGCGACATATCAAAAAGCCGGAGTGACCCGGCTTGATTATTACTTTTTGCTGTCTGGAGTTCGCTTATCTAATACCCAGCCATGACCTGGCTTTGTTGTTGGCGGAAGCCTTTCGTTGTCCTTGACGGTGGCAAAATTGTCTTTCTTACCGCCGCGCGGGCCAACTTCTTGGTATATTCCGCCGTTTTTTCCTGTGTTTTCACCTGGTTTTTTCGCCATGATATACCTCAACATACACCCGTTATTGGGCGATTAAATATTGATCTCATTTTATAAGTAGTCAATATGGCCCAGGTAAATGAAAAAATTAACCAGCCATCAGGCTGGTATTAGTCACATTCTATTTCTTTTGTCGAGGTCCATACATAAGGATCTGAGCAAACAACCTCTCCATTTATCATGACGTCATAGCCCATTAGATATGAGTTACCACCAACAACCTGGGCGGCGATGACGCTAATGCTGGCGGCGCAGGCTGCACCAAAAACGAAACCAATTAATATATTTTTCATTTTGATTCCAAATAGTTATAGGATGAAAGTTATGACCATAGAAGAACGCCTGAACAACATTGAGTTAAACCAAACCCTGCTTGACCAGCGACTTTCAGATCTTGAGCTTAAAGATCTAGATGCGCAAATATCGGAAGCAGAAGCCAAGCTCTCCAGCCTAAACCACCGCAAGAAGCAAATCCGCAACAGAATTACTCAGGGACGCGGAAGCTGTTGAGGTGGGATGCAAGGTCTCTATCGTTAAAATCAAGGCTGCTAATCATTTCATTGTAAATAGCGTTTTTATCTTCCATTGGCAGTCTTGAGTAAACCAGACACAGAGCGTATTTCAGGGAGTTTAGCTCTTTCTCTAGCTCTTCCTTGCTTGACGTTTTTGACTTAATAAACTGTTTTTTATTCATTTTGCATCCTTACCATACATGGTTTTCAGTGTTTCAAGCAGCGCATCCCTGAATTTGTCAGCCTCTTTCTGAGCAAATTCATTGCTATTAAGCGATCTACCACAAACAGCATCTTCGATAATCTGTATTATTTCAGCATTCATGGAACGCTTGTTATGTTGCGCCCTGGCTTTAACCTTTGCCTTTAACTCTTTGGAAATCCTGATATTTATTTGCGGCTCTTCGCGTGACATACCACCTCCATAGCATTTTGGTGATATTACTATTGCATCACTGCGATCACAATGGTATAACGGTTATACCAAATTGATTGGAGGTAATATGATAGTCAAGTCAGACGCACCAAAGTACCCTTTGCGCATCCCATTAGAGGTTAAGTTAGCAATCGAGAAGTCAGCGAAAGAAAATGGCCGCTCAATAAATACCGAGATGGTAATGCGGTTGGTGGATAGTTTAAGGCGGGATAGTTCTAAAGGTAATCTAGCAAAAAGTTGAAGCCCCAACTGCGGTAACAGTCAGGGCTTCGTTATCAACAAATCGGATTAGGAAATATTGACATGAAAAGTATAGCAAAGGCACAAAACGATTTCACCATCTTCAAATTCGGCGACAGTGAAATCCGCGTCATCAACAAGTGCGGTGAGCCGTGGTTTGTAGCTAAAGATGTTTGTGATGCTTTATCTTTGACTAACTCACGCAAGGCGCTTACTGCACTTGATGACGATGAAAAGGGAGTAACTTTAAGTTACACCCTTGGTGGTGAGCAGAATCTAAGCATTGTTAGCGAATCAGGTATGTATACATTGGTTCTGCGCTGCCGCGATGCTGTCAATAAAGGTTCAGTCCCGCACAAATTCCGCAAGTGGGTAACAGCAGAAGTTCTGCCTTCGATTCGCAAACATGGAGAGTATGTGAAAGGCAAGAAAACCACTGTTGAGGAAAGAACACCGCTACGCGATGCAGTAAACATGCTGGTAGGAAAGAAAGGACTTCGCTATGACGATGCATACAATATGGTTCATCAGCGTTTTGGTATTGACAGCATTGATGAACTTTCAATTGAACAAATCCCGCTGGCCGTAGAGTACATCCACAGGGTAGTGCTTGAAGGCGAGTTTATCGGCAAACAAGAGAGGAAAGTCAACGAGCTTTCTGCAAAAGAAGCAAACAGCCTTGTATGGTTATGGGATTATGCCAATCGCTCACAGGCATTATTCCGCGAACTGTATCCGGCATTAAAACAAATTCAATCGAACTATTCCGGCAGATGCTACGACTACGGTCATGAGTTCTCGTATGTTATCGGAATGGCGAGGGACGTTTTAATCAATCACACACGAGATGTTGATATCAATGAGCCAGACGGACCAACGAATCTTTCCGCATGGATGAGACTTAAGAATAAAGAATTACCTCCTTCAGTACATAACTACTGACAGATAACCAACGCAATGACCCAGCTTCGGCTGGGTTTTTTTATGCCAAAAATTCACCGTAGCCATGCTGCGGCGATTCCTTGTATCTGGAGCAAATTAAATGACAGATATCACCGCAAATGTTGTGGTAAGCATGCCTTCGCAACTCTTCACTATGGCTCGTTCTTTTAAAGCCGTAGCCAATGGCAAAATTTATATCGGTAAAATTGACACTGACCCTGTAAATCCTGAAAACCAGATTCAGGTTTATGTGGAGAACGAAGACGGTTCTCACGTTCCTGTTTCGCAACCAATCATCATTAACGCTGCCGGATATCCGGTATATAACGGACAGATTGCCAAGTTCGTAACTGTGCAAGGCCACTCTATGGCTGTTTATGATGCGTACGGTGCGCAGCAGTTCTATTTTCCGAATGTTCTGAAGTATAATCCAGACCAGTTTAGAACATTAGTAGGAGATTTCTATGGCTTTGGGTATGTAGGTGGAGCATTATATAATCAAATAAGGGAGTATAATGGTCAACTTGACCACATATATTGTTTCGGGCGATTATCGCCATTTGATGGTGCTGACGGCATCTTTTATCGTGATGATTCAGATGCAGTTAGTGCTGACAACGATGGGACAATTTTAGTTGATTCCTTGAATAGACGCTGGAAGAGGCTGTATGAAGGAGAAATAAATGCTCTGTGGTTCGGAGTCAATCCACACGGTGTCGTCTCAAGCACTAATGAAATTAATAACCTAATCAACTCATCTGGAGATGATGCTTCAATTTTTTTTCCTAGCGGAACATATCTTTCAACGGGTCTTCATTCTTTAAAGAAAGGTCAGTCACTCAGGTTCGATAACGCCATATTCAAATCAGATGGAACTGCTGATACTCACGAATACTTCATAATTAATGAGGATAACGTGTCATTACTTGGAGAGTTCACTATTGATGGTGAGTCTAGAAGCCAAGGAGAGAGGGAGCCTAAAATTGCTATAGGGATAAGGGTTGGTACCACCAGGCAGGTATCTGGATTCTATTGTGAAGGGATGAAAGGTCTTGGAATGGTTTACCCGCTGTTTATTACAGGGGCTAAAGACTCAACAGTAATAAACTGTTATTCATATAGAAATAACGATGGATTTAGGATCGCATCTGTTACAAGTGGTGTCGCAGAGGATTTTGGTATTGACAACCTTCTATTAGAATCATGCATCGCTGAAGAGAATGGGATACCATTCATGCCTAGCCCAGGAACGATGACAACTGAAAGTTGCAGTGGTTTTAAAGTTACAGATGTTCCGGTATCTGGACTCACATTCAGGAACTGCAAGGCTATAGCAAACTGTGGTTTTGGTTTTAATTTACATGGGCACGATTACACATCTGTACCTTCAGGATTTGTTCAACGAGGATTTTACTTCGACAGGTGCACATCATCGAAGAACAATCCTCCAATAGATAATCTTCCTACTGGTCAAACAGCACCAACTGGGATATGCAGTGGATTTTATTTTGGAGCGATTGGTGTCCCTATAAACGATATAGTTTTATCAAATTGTATAGTAGATGGAAATTACGGCGAAGCAATCCACTCTCGTTCTCTGGATGGAACCAATGGTGTCGTCGGCCTTTCAATTAATAATATAGACTGTTACGGGACTGCCAGAATACCAAATACAACAGTCAGAACTACAGACTCCCTAATGCGCATAGGAATGACGCAGGACTTCAGAATTAACGGAATTACATTATTTAATGTATCAGGCCTATATGACTTTGTATTCTATGTGCAAAGTTCTGTTGGTGACTTTTCCATCTCTGGTTACCTTACTGGAGATGCACCTAATCTAATTTATTCTCAAGCAAAATCTGTCACGTACGCAACAAACAGGATGATTATCAAGGATATCAACTACAGAAAGGGAAGCAACCTAAATTCTGGGACAACAAAAATAGGAGCAAGGATACTAGATTTTGATGAGATAGTCATTGACGGAGTAACTATCCAGGACACTGGAACAACTGCGGCAACTGCATTGTCATATGCAATAAAGCAGGAGAAGCCTAACAAGGACTTTAGGAGTTTTAAAATAAGCAACTGTGTATTATCAGGAACATCGACAACTATAAGACTTCAAGGCTCTGCCGTTGATATCGCGACACTAGGAGGGAGTAAGTTGTTTAATGGTAATACCATATACAATGCTGTCAGAGGGTTTAGTGGAAACAACACAGAAAACGCCATTATTATCGGAAATCATTTTGATGCTTCAACAGTAACAACAGCCATACTAGGGTTTGCTACAAGCGTCATCAAACGCGGAAACTTTGGTCTTGCCGATTAATCATAACCGCGCAAAATTGCGCGGTATGAATTTGCACTAGTTTTTACATCATTATATCAATTAGGTTTATCAAATGAAAAAACATCTGAGAGACCAATTTTTGAAAAGTATCTGGCATTCTTATCTGTGATAGTTCTAATAAGGAATTTGGCGAACGTAGCAGTTAAATGGTTTGTATCAATCATAAATGGAACCCCATTGTACTCATATGGGCACGATTTAGATTTTTTATCACAAATCATGCTTTTAATATCTATATACGTATAGGGTAAACCTAAGGTGTCCATTGGGCGATATAATCCTAATTTATCGGTGATCTTACCTTCATTACCACTGTACTCTGAACTATCTATGCAAACTCTTGCATCTCTCTTTGCAATAAACATAGAGCTTAGGCATGTCTGCGTTTTCATAGGGTGATATTGAAAATAATTTCCAAATATATATAGTTTTGAATTTGAGTGCGAAGAAATATACTTCAATAGATTGAATCTGAAATTGTTTGCAATATATGCAAATGGCCTGTGAGATGTAAGGAATACCTTATCAATATGAGAAGTTATATTTTTATTGTTCAACATATCTGTTAAGTATTTGCAGTTTTCTTTATAGGCGCTTTCAATAGGCTTTGCAAAAACTGAATCTGATTTTACATCGACATCACATCCACGATAAGTCAAAGATACAACTCGGTATTTAGATGTGTTGATTTTTTCTCTTAGCCCTATAGACCAGTTTCTGACGTAGGAGTCACCAATGATGAGAATGATCGGTTTATTTTCACCTGGTTCCGTATCTGAAACAAATGATTGAGTATTCTTTAATTCAACTGCCTGAGCTTTCGCGCTATATACAGAGTTGATTCTATCTGGGAATCCATTACCTTTAGATGCTGTAAAAGAGGCAACGATGATTAAGCATGAGGCTATTCCTGTAGTTAAAAGTGGCCACTTGCCAAAAAATGTATGACCAAATCTCACTGGCTTTTCAACTAAATGATAAGTAATGGTTGATAGTATAAGTATCAATCCAACAGCTAAAAGAGAATCAACAACATCCATCCGTCCTAAAGTTATTATCTTTAGAAATGCAAGTACTGGCTGATGCCATAAATACGCGCTATAACTTATTAGACCAACCGCAACAAAAGGCTTGGATCCTAAAATGCGCCCAACTATGGTATTTGAGTTTGATGTGATTATAATTAGACCCGCACCAAGAACTGGCGGTATCGCTGAAATACCTGGAAATTTTGTTTTTCCTGTATAATAAAAAACAGGGAACACGATCAGCAAAAGACCAGCAATTGATGCCACTTGGTTGAATATTCCTGAACTGTTGTATATGTTACTCCGCTTTAGCAGCACAGCTATAATTGAACCAGCAAATAGCTCCCATGCTCTAGCAGGAAGCATGTAGAAAGAAAACATTGGGTTATCAAGCAGTGAGTTTTGAGAAAGCCAGAGGCTACCAGCCATAAGAATAGCAAGAAACAAAGAAAACAGTATTGCGCCGAATCTCCAAAACATCATTACAATGAATGGGAATATAAGATAAAATTGCTCTTCTACCGCAAGACTCCATGTATGAATAAGTGGTTTTAGCGCTGTTGCAGTATCCCAATACCCAGACTCCTGCCAAAAAAGAAAATTTGATGAGAATGTGGCTGTATATAAAATACTAGAAATATATGAGGAAAGTTCTTTTGGTGCTAAATATAAATACGCTGCTGGAGTGGTTACCGCAATCACCAAGAAAAGTGCAGGAATTATTCTTTTGGCCCTTCTCCTGTAAAAATTAGAAATGCTTATGAATCCTTTTTCTTGCTCATTTACAAGTATAGTGGTTATAAGATAACCACTTATTACAAAGAAAACATCAACGCCAATAAATCCGCCAGAAAATTGTGTTATCCCTGCATGGAATAATATTACTGATAACACTGCAATTGATCGTAGTCCGTCAATCTCTGGTCGATATTTAATATTTCCGTTACTCAT